ATCGCCTGCAGACCCCACTAAACAGGGGGCGAGATCATCCCGGAAACCGGGGGCGCAATCATCTCGGAACAAAGGGGCGGCTTCATCGGAATCGGCAGCTTGAACCGGCGGCCGATAAATTTGCGTACTTCACCGGAGCGAATTCGGGTGCGCTTGCAGACATCAAGGCTAAGGGGCGCGACATCATTGCGGCGGCGGACATGGTCGGTTTGCTCGGCAAGCTCGGCCCAGTCTTCGGCGGAACGCCACCTAGTCCGACTGGTGCGGGCGTTGGTCTGTCTGATGGTGATTTCAACACGATCATGGTGCCAGGGGTGTATTCGATCGCGGGCACCTGGTCGAACGGCCCGGCAGCCTATGGCGCGTCAAATATATGGACAGCGATCCTGGTTATGCATGGCCGAAACGCCAACAACCTTATGTATCAAACGCTCTACCATTCTTCGCGGGGGGTCTGGTGGCGATACTCAACCGATGCCACCGGCGCCACGTGGCAACCCTGGAACATCATGCCGCGTGAAGTGGTCGGTCTTGTCGGGCAGTCATCCGGCATTCCTACAGGGGCAATTATCGAGCGGGGAAGCAACGCCAACGGTGAGTACGTGCGGTTTGCTGACGGCACGCAGATCTGTTGGGGAACGGGCACAATCAACGTAGCGACCAACCTCAACAACCACTTTGGCTCTACCTCTGGAGCCTCCGTCACCGGCAACGCGCTGATCAGCTTCCCGGCGACGTTCTCCAATACAAGCTACTCGGTATCAGTCTTCCCAACCTTCCGCGGCTTCACGGTGCTTGGCGCCTATTCGAAGAACGGTGCCAATGCCGCTGTCAGGATGGGCGTGTCAGGCTCGACCGCAAACGATGTTCCTTATGAATGGTCAGCTTTCGGAAGGTGGTTCTGATGATAATTGATCTCTCTCCCCAGCGCCGCGATGACCTCCTGGAGGTCACAAAGGCTGGTGACGCCCTCACGATCAACGGTATGGCATTCGACTTCTCAGCGCTGCCGGACGGTGCGACGATACCGGCTGGCGAGGTTCCTTGTGAATGGCTTGTCGGCCCCGTCGAACGGACCGCCGGCGAGCTTCACCTGACGCTCATCCTGCCGCACGGAGCGAACCCGTCGCAGGCAGTCGCCTTCCCGGCGCCGCTCATCGACCCGCCCGACGGGGTGATTGCATTGCCGGCCGATCTGGCACCTTCGATCCCTGATCCTGCTGAAGAGGAGCCTGCCAATGTGGACGGTTGACCTATCGAAAGTTGTCACGGCCGAGCAGAAGGCGGCGGAAATGCGCGCTGCACTCCAAGCGCAATATTCCGCCGCCATCCAGGCGCATCTCGATGCCAAGGCGCGCGAGCGGCAATATGACGGCATCCAGACCGCTATCACCTATCGTGGTGATCCGAACCCGCAGTTCTCAGCCGAGGGCGAGGCCCTCTTCGCCTGGCGATCGGCAGTGTGGACCTATTCCACGGCCGAGCTGGTGAAGGTGCTAGCCGGCGAGCGTGCGCAGCCGAGCGTAGAAGAGTTCATGGCCGAGCTGCCGGCGTTTGAGTGGCCGGCGATCTAAAACCCCTCTGCTGATCTAGCACCCCGCTTCGGCGGGGTTTTTCTTTGCGATAGGGCAGACACTTCCTCCCAAACAGTAAGGTGACATATGGCTCGGGAAACTCTTCCCGTCGCTCGAACTCATGTTCGGAGACGAGAAGAGAAGGGGCTTTTGCTATCCAAAACACAAAAGACCCGCGATCCGGCCGAGGATCACGGGTCAGTTGTCCGCACGCCACCAGGAGTATTTGGGCGAGGCTCGTCGCCTCCTGCGGTTAGGAACGAGCCTGCGGCCGCCGTAAATGAGGCGGCTGCTAACAGAAGCAAACCACAGATCGGGTCCTCCAACCATTCAGCTATCAGGCTTAACGGGCTCGTCCTTACGGGGAGGAAGAGGGTATCGCCTGCGTCCTCGAGCTGAAGCCACAGGCTCCCATCCAATAAAATCAGGAGACTTCAATGAGCGCCATCACCGCTCAGCAGGTTCGCGCTGCCGCAAAGGGCAGGGTGAACGAGAGCAATCTCGCGTCCGTGCTCGTGGCGCTGGATAGGTACGGAGAGCGTTTCGGCATGGATCGGCCGCACCGGCTCGCCCAGTACTTCGCCCAGCTCATGCATGAGAGCGGCGCCTTTCGCTACGATCGAGAGATCTGGGGGCCGACGCCGGCGCAGCAGCGATACGACACCCGCACCGATCTTGGCAACACGCCGGAGAAGGATGGCGACGGCCATCTCTACCGCGGCCGAACCGGAATGCAGCTTACCGGCAAGGACAACTATCGCCAGTTCCGCAACTGGTGCCGCGCCGCCGGCCTTGACTGCCCCGACTTCGTCAAGGATCCGGACGCGGTCAACACCGATCCGTGGGAAGGCCTGGTACCTCTGTTCTACTGGGACACTCGGGACCTTAACCGCTGGGCCGACGAAGGCGACGCCGAGACCATCACGAAGAAGATCAACGGCGGCAAGAACGGCCTGGCCGATCGCTTCGATAGGTTGGCACGGATCTCGCTCGTCTTCCTCGGCTACCGCGCCGACAACGTCCTTCAGTTCCAGGCCGACCAGCGCCTGCAGGTCGACGGCGACGTTGGCCCGAGAACGCGCGCTGCGATGCATACGGCGCTTGTGGCGCTCACCCCCGGCGAAGCGGCACGGCCCGAAGTGAAGGCGGCGCCGGTGACGGAGGAGAAGCCGGTCCCGGTTCCCGTCACGCCGCCCAGCCTCGACGCGCCCTGGTGGAAGTCGAAGGAGGTCATCACCCCGTCTGTCATCGGCGGCGGCGCTTCGCTGCTCACCGCGATCGGTGGCATACCGTGGCAAAACCTCCTCCTGATCCTTGTGGCGTTCGGAGGTATCGCCGGCTTCCTCTACTGGCGCAAGAACGCCGACCGAAAGGCCGTGGCGAAACAGGTCGAGGGGTTGGCCTGATGTTCTCCCTGGTCGAAATTCCGAAGCTCTTGGCCGCGCTGGCGCTCGGGATCAGCGTGGCTGGGCCAGTGGCCTATTTCCAAGGCAAAGCACACCAGCGCCAAGCTATGGCCGTCGAGGCGCTCGAATCCTCCGCGAGAAAGGCGAGATTGATGCGCAAGTCTCTTCTGCTGATGCTGCCGATCTGTGCGGCTCTTACGGCCTGCCAGTCGACGAAGAGCGCGAGTGTGTGCGACGGCTTCAAGCCGCTGCGGCCGAAGCTCGAGACGACGGTCTATATCCTCCAGAACGACAGACCATTCGCTAACGACGTGGCGGCCCATAACCGCCTGCTGAGCTCGCTCGGCTGCGGCAAGTAAATCATCGACCGGCATTTGCATACGAGGGGCAGGGGAATTGTCTGAAACACAGGAAACCGAAAAGATGGTAGCGACCCCCAAATGGAGGTTTGAATATAACCTCAACACCCTGGTGATCCTATTCGGCTTTGCCGGCGGCCTCATAGCGTGGGGCGCGACCTGGGAGAGGGTGAACGCCAATCAGGATTCGCAGGCTAACTCCATCGATCGCCTCGACAAGCGTCTGACAGCGGCCGAAGTCTCGCTCCGGCAGATCGACAATCACGAGCTCCGAATATCGGCGGTGGAGAAACAGGCGGCGGAGGCGGCTACTTCAATGAAAGCCGTCGAGAGCACGCTCAACAGCCTTTCCATCGACACACGTGTGATGCGGGAGATCCTGCAGCGGATCGAGGCTGGCCAGCGCGACGGCGCGCAGCTCCGGTAAGCGATCGCCCGCCTCAGGCGGCCAAAGGAGGTCGTCAGACCGACCCAGCGTACAGTAACTCGTTAGCGTAAGACTTCAGTCTTATTCCAAACAGGTTGTACGCCCTTATTTCCTTGGCATGACCAAGAGAGCATCAACGATAATCATTCTATTGCTGGTCCTCCTTCTGCTCGTGATCGCGATCTACGGCTTCCTGGGGATTCAACAGCTGATCTAACGTAAGCGCTAATTTCCATGCGCGTTGACGCGGCCCGTTTGACCGGGGTCGCTGTGCGACGGCTGCATTGGATCAGGCAGCGGCTGCTTTGGTGAAGTT